TCGTCGAGCGGCGTCCCGGCGGCCTCTACGGCATCCACATATGCAGAGGTGGTCTTTTCAAGACTGTCGAGCTTGTCGTCGAGCGTTTCGGTATCCATCGCCACTTTCAGCAAAGCGGCACCCAGCGGGATTGCGATTGCAGCGCCCGCGCCCATAAGCGCGCCCATGGCCCCAAAACCACCGAGAAGTTGGGGTAGCTGCTGACCAAGCGCCTGAGCGGCGCTGGTCCCGGCCCCCACCTGGGTGGCGAAATCACCGACCTGAAACCCGAGGTTCTGAAGGCCGGTGCCACCCCTCTGCCCTTTGCGACCCATATCCTGAGCGGCATTTCCCGCGTCGCGCATCTGGACGGCTGCGCGATTGACCTCGGCGACATACTGCTTCTGGGAGATCGCGCCAATATCGAGGGCACGATTCAGGCGATTGACCTCGTCCTCGTATTTCTTCGCAGCCCGGTAGGCAGGATCAAAGCTTTTCGCGAGACGATCGAGCTCGCGCGCATGTGCCCTCGCAGCCTGAGTATTGGTGACCTTGCCCTGCGCATCGACGAAGGCCTTCTGCGCCTCCTCGCCCTTCTTGCGATAGAACTGGACGACACGGTTGGCTTCCTTGACCAGTTGCGCATCGGAGAACCCGGCAGATATGACAAGATCGTCGTCGTTTGCCATTATACGCCCTCAATTCCCAGTTCGCGCATCCGATCGATGCTCATTGGTTTGCCGGACTTGTTGACTTCCCAGCCGTTCGCACGCCCATAACCGTCGAGGCAGGCCATGAACTCCCAAGGTGTCATGGCGTCGATCTGCGCCGGGCTGAATCCCATGGCAGCGCCTAATCCGTAGAAGGTGCTGAACTTCCACTTGCCGTTGGTTCGTTCGCCGGTGTCGGCTCCACCGGCATATCCTCCCCCACCGGATCATCCTGCGGCCCGTAGAGGTAAGCGCCGAGCAGATCGAGCGCCGGCACCTTGAACGAGATCGCCGACGGCGTGGTCTCGAACGTCCGGTCAACGAGTTTCATGGCCTCGACATGCACCATGCCGGCTCCGATCAGGCCATTCCGAATGACCTCGCGCAGATCGTCGACATGCCATTGCCCGGCACTGATCCGGTGCATGAGAAACTCGGGGCCGCAATCGGTAAGACGCTGTATCGCGCGCAGCTCACCAAGGCCGAGGCGGAAAGCATGCTCGCCGCCCGGCCAGCGAATGACGACCGGTTGCATCAGACGGTCGCGTCGGTGAACTCGACGCCTTCCTTGAAGCGGATGTTCAGGGTGGTCCTGATCACCGCGCCGTCGGTATTGGCGATGCCATCGAGTCCGAGGGACGGCAACATGCCTTCGCCGTCGATATACTCAACCTCGCCGGTCGGAGCATTGACGATATGAACGCGGATCGGAACAGTGAGCTGGTCTTTGGCCCAACGGAGCAACTTGTCGCGGTTCGACCGGGCGAGCTGCGCGTTCACGGTCATCGACACGCTCTGCGCACCGTAAGCCAGCAACGTCTGGACCGGCAAGGACCAGTCATCGCAATCTCCAGCCTGCGTCTCCTGGATGGCGTTGTCGATGGTCAGCGTGACACCATCGGCACCGCAAAAATTCGTCCAGACGAGCGGCTCGGCCGCGGTCCAGGCGGCCATGACGATTATGTCGCCGCGATAGTGAAGGCTGGGAGCTGCCATGTTACGTCTCCTAGTTTCCGGCCGTCGCCGGGGGTTTCGGTTTGCTGCGGGTGGCTGCGCCGGCCGCTTCGGCCTTCGCGATCACCCATTCGGGAAAGGACTGAGGGGTGTCTTTCGGCTCGATGCGGATTGACACGCCCTTCGTGGCGTCTGTCGCATCGAAGCGACGGTGGAAAACGGCCTTAGCCATTGCGCCATGCCTCCTTGATTGCAGCGCGAACTCGCGCATGGATCATGTTGCAAAACTGGGTCCGCAGCCTCTTCCATGTCGGGAAGAAAAAGGGTTGCGCCGGCGTGCCGGGATGCAGTGATCCCTCGGTCTGGCGCTTGCCTCTATCGATCGATGCGTTCCGCGCCAACGAATGCGGCCGCGTGCCAAACTCGATGAAGCGCGCATAGAAGGCGTCGCGGTTGCCCGCAAAGATCTTGATCCGGAGGGTGGCGTATTGCTCGCCCTGGTTCTTTCCGCTTCTGATCTCGTCGATCATAAAGGCACCGGGCGGGATATCGCCCCAGGTCCAGCCGATGCTGTCACGCAAGGTGCCGCCACCGGGACTGACAGCCACAATGCGCTTCATCTCTTCGACGATCTCTTGCGCGCCCTCTTCCATCGCGATGCGCGCCGCATCGACCGCGAAATCGGGTATCTGCTTGAGCTTGGCGACAACGCGTGGATTTAACGTCGCCATCAGGGCGAACTTTCGACCCGGGTCTCGACCTGGATGATGCCGTGGGTCGAGATACCGTCCGGTTCATCCATCTGGCGGATCATCGCGATGCGGAACGGGGTCATGGTCAGCAAGACTGTGTCGCGCCAGCCGCGCAGGGCCGCGGCCACGGCTTTCGTCACATCCCCGGCTATTCCCTTGTCGACATCGCGATGCCAGACATCGATCTGCCCCGTCCATAGTTCCCCGGCGACACATTCGGCATCGGCGGGAAGCCAATGGCCCGGGCCCATGGTGACGTTCGGAAACGGATCGTCCTCGCTCGTGCGGTCGTAGACCCGTCCATCCAAGACAGGAACTTCTGCGATGATCCGGTCTTGGATCATCTGGCGCAGAACGCTCTCGACACCCATCAGCGCGCCTCCACCAGCATGTCGAGGAACGTCCGGTTGCGGGTTTCACGCGGGTCTTCCTTCAACCGATAAGTCCGGCCACCGATTACGACCTCCCATTCGCTGGTGATCGTGAGCGTGTCGCTCGAACGCTCAACCGTCACCGTCGCCGGCGATCGAGATTCCATCCGCGCCTGCATGACGGCTTCGCCGCCCCGCAAGGGGGCAAGTTTGGCCCAGACGGTGAACTGGTCCTCCATACCGGTGATGCGTTGACCACCGGGCGTTCGCCCTTTGACTGGCGCCCGAAAGAGCGCGCGCATCGTCATCTCGTCCGCGTTCATGTCAGACACGCATCAGGCGAAAGGGTGAAATCAGGTCATCGACTTCGCGGGGAAGTCCCTTGTCCCCACCCCCCGACCGGACCCAGTAGAAATGGCCCGTGAGCAGCAGGATCGCCCGGATTATCGCGGGCGGAACATCGGCGACCGTGCCGAAACCTGCAGTGAATGTAATTGCAGCCGGGCGACCCAAGCCGCCCCGAACCCGAAGTCCACAATCCGTTCGATCGAATTCGACCGAACCGCCTTCGCCATCGGTGAACACGCCGGCAACGGCCGATATATCTGGAAACGGCAAGGCAACATAGCTGCCAAGTCTATCAATGTCCGCTCGCCACACCTGGTTCACAATGCAGCGGCGAAGAACGCCGCGCTGGCCATCGAGCCAGGAAACAGCAGCCGCAATAGCCTGCTCAACCTGGTCATTCTCATCGTTGCTGCTGACCTTGCACTGCAACTTGGCCTGTTCCATCGAAACCGGAAGTTCCGCTGGAGGTGTGACGAGCGTGAGGCGCATCAGGTTTTCGCGCCCTTGCCGTAGACAGAGAGATCGAGGCCCTGACCCTCGAAATTGGCGTCGTTGGCATCGGCGCGCTTGGCGTCATTCCAATCGACGTTGTTCTGGGCAGCGCTGGTGCCCGCGCGCGGGTTCGCATCGACACTCTGATGCGACAGGTCGACCGCCGCAAGAACCTCGGGCTCCGCGATGGCGCCCGACGCGCCCACCAGCTCGGTGGCAGGCGCCGGGTCGGCCGGCGCGCTCACCAACACGGCGGACGGCTCGGGATCGACCGACGCGGCCACGACCTCGGCCGGCTTGACCGTCTCTTCTTCCTGCTTCTTCGTTGCCATCTTCCTGGCCTCCATAGATCAGGGGTTTGCCACCGGCCGGGAAAGGCCGGCGGCGTTTTCATCAGGACGCTGCCATTTTCAGGACACGCAGCGCCTGAGGGTCCAGCAGCCCGCCACCGACGCGCTTGGTGGTGTAGAAATGGACGTAGGGCTTGTTGGTGTAGGGGTCGCGCAGCACCCGGATGCCGAGACGGTCGACGATCAGGTATCCGCGTTTGAAGTCGCCGAACGCGATGGGATAGGCATCCGCCGCGACGTTGGGCATGGCCGCCATTTCGGTGACCGGGAAGGCCAGGACCTGCTGCGGCTGACCCGCCTGATAAGAGGGCTGCCAGAGGTAGTTGCCATCGCCATCCTTCAGTTTGCGGATACGGGCCAACGTAAGCCTGTTCATCACAAAACGGGCGTTCTGCGAAAGCGCGCCAGGCAAGCTGTAAACCAAGTCAATCAGCTCGTCGCTTGTGAATGCCGCTGCGGCCGCGACAGTCGTGGTCGGGATGGCGCCAAAGGGATGCGCCGCAGCGTTGGCAGCACCAACGGCATAGGTCAGGAACCCGGTCGGCTTGTTGACACCGTTCCCCGCCACGAAGGCAATCCCTTCCTGCAGCGAGAATTCCTTTTCGACTTCACTGGCCAGCCACGCCTCCAGGTCGATCTCACTGTCATCGAGGATCTGCTGGGTCGCCGCCGGGTTGGCGTAGATCTCGCCCGGCGTGTAGGTCATGACACCGAAAGTGCCGGTGGCGGTCTGCGGGCGCGCTGCCGTCTCCCCGACCCAGCCCGAGCCCGTGCCGCCGAGGTTGAAGATCTTCTTGAACCCGGCGCCAGAGATGGACTGAACCGAGGCGATCTGGCGCATCGGCGAGACCTCGACCAGCTTGTCGGTGATGGTGCGGTCCCATTCGATCGGCGCCAGATACCCACCCTCGGCATCGGCCCCCTTGTTCAGCGCAGCCTGTACGTCGCCCTTGCGGAAATGGGCGCTGAAGGCATTGCTGTACTCGGGGTCCTTCGGCGCACCATCGGTGCCCGGCCCGCCGATATTCAGGGCGGTCAGCTGAGCGGCCTGCGCGTCCAGCGCCGACTGCAAGGTGCTGACGCTGGCTTCCAGCTTCTGCATCTTCTCGGACCGGACCACATCTTCCTGGCCCTTCTTCAGGTCCTTGATGGCGGTCTCGTTCTCGGCCTTGAAGGACTCCCACGCCTGGTTCAGCGCGGCCATCATGACTTTCGGGTCGCCACCGGCGTCAGCGCGGACTGCGACGATACCGCGACGAAGCGCGGTGTGGTTCATCATGCCCATAGTGATCCTCACTTTTTGAGCGTTGCGATCATCGACTGCACGAGTGCAGCCATTCCGTCGTCAGCGCCGGGCGTGACGGTCGTGGCAGCGCCGGGCTTGCCACCCTTGATCTCGGCGAGAAGCGCGCGGCGTTCGGACCGGGAAACATTCTGCTTGGCGAGAAGTGTGTCGACGCGGCGGAGCGCATTTGCGCCGCCTTCGGTCCGATCTTCGAGATCAGCAAGCAGCAGGCTGTCGGCGAGCCCGGCCGCGACGGCGTCTTCGCCGTTGAACCACGTCTCGGCATCCATCCATCCCGCTGCCTTCTTTCGGTCGACCTTGGCCTTGTCGGCGTAAACGGCTGCCATGGCAGCGTCGAACGGCTCCATGGTATCGGCCGCCTCGCGCATATCGTGGCGGTTGCCGACGGCTACGACCCAGGCATTGTGGACCATCAGGAAACCGGCGCGCCCGATCTGGACCTCGTCCCCGGCCATCGCGATGACCGAGGCCGCAGAGGCCGCCAGCCCCAGCACCCTTACCGTGATCTTGCGCGAATCCTGCCGCAACTGATTGTAGATCGCGACCCCTTCGAAGAAGTCGCCGCCCGGGCTATTGATATCGACGATCACCTCGTCCGCCTTGATCGATCGCAGCGCGGCCGAGATCCGCTTTGCCGTCACGCCCTCCCCGGTCCACCAGTCTTCGCCGATCACGTCGAGAATACTGATCACGTTGTCCCTGTCGCCATCGGCGGCGCGCAGGCCCGAGGACCAGCGATCCATCATCTGCGGCGATGGTTCGAAAGCCTGAACCTGCGCCGGGCGAGACACCCGGATTTCAGGCGCGGCGCGCTGCGTCATCGGTCGTCTCCTTTGCGGCAGATTTCACGGGCTGGGCGAGGTCGTCGCGCAGCGGCAGGTCCATCCAGTCGCGGACCTCTTCGACATGCAGCCAGGGCTGCTGGTTGTTCACGCTCAGACCGCGCGAGAAGAACTCGGCCTGGTCCTTCATGCTGCCGCGGAGCAGCGCCGCGGCGTTGAACTTGGCGTAGAATTCATCCTGTTCCCGGTCACTGAGCAGACACCGGGAAATCGCCTGTTCCCAGGCCTCGAACCACGGGCTGAGGCCATAACGGACAAACAGCTGTCCCAACACGTCGATGCCGGTACCCCAGGACGTGTCATTGACCATGAGCAGAGGACGCGGCACGCCGAATACCCGCGAGATCTCCTCGACCTGGTGGCCGCGCATCTCAAGATGCTGGCTGTCCTTGGCGGTTGCTTCGAACGGCTTCGCCTCCAGCCCCTCCTCCAAGATCATCCAGCCGTTGGAATTCTCGGCACCTTGATGATCAGACATGCTGGCGACCAGCCGGTCGTAAGCCTCGTTCGACAGCTTCTTGTTCTGCGGCATCTGGAGCGCTCCGCCGACCATCATGCCCTTCTGAAACAACCGCGCCGCCGCCCTTTCAGCCTGGAGCGCGATACCGATAGCCTCGGCCGCTTGCCGCACCAGGGACCGTCCACAGAGACCGTCGAGCGTGAAGCCCCGCAGGTGAAAAACGTCGTCTGCGGCCAAGTCGCGAACGCCGCCGGTTTTGCCCGAAAACTTGTATCGCACCGTCAGGTCGTCGCGCTGATCGACGACCATGCGCCGCGGGTCCATCGGCAGCAGGGCAATGACCTGGTCGCCGCGCCGGACCTTGGCCGCATAGGCATTGCCATGAATCAATGCCCAGGACTGCATGAGCTGGCGGAACTCGAAGGCGGTCTGCCAGCCATTCGGCTTACGATGCAGCACCCTGAAGAGCGGATGATCGGTAGCCTTCTCACGCGCGTCCCCCTGCCTGTAAAGATGCAGCGGCAGCATCGCCAGGGCGTAGGACAGCAGCGAGACGCAGCGAAAGACCGCCGTGTTTTTCAGGGCGGATTCCGGCGTGACCACTGCACCACTGGCAGAGGTCATCCCCGCGCGCAGGAATTCAGCCAGGTAAGGGTCAGTCAGATCGCCGATGAGCATCGACTCGTTCATGGCCTGGACGCGGGCAGCCGGCGGCTGCGCGGGCGCCGGTGTGGCATCCCCACGACGGAACCAGTTGAACAGCCCCATCAGACCCTCCGGATCCCGCGGGTCTCGTAGACCGATGGCCCGACGCCCTCAGGGTTGCCGAACATCAGCATCGCCGCGTTGAAGGTCGCCATCAGGGCGTCGATCTTCGCGCTTCCGGCCACCTGCTTGGTCACGATGTAGTTGCTCCCCTTGAGCTCGGTTTTTGCGTTGCCGACGTTCCAGGTCATGAGACCCGTCGCACCGTGGATCAACTTTCTATCCTTCAGGCGCCGGGGCAGCGTCAGCACGGCCTGCTGGAGCTTCCAGCCCTGCCCCACGCTGATGAAGCGATCCTCGGCGAAACCCCGCTCCTCCAGTTCGTCGAGGAGTTCGGAAATGCCATGGCTGTCGAGACCGATGGCCGGGCTATCGATTGGGAGAAGCCCGGCCGCTTCCAGCTGGTCCACAATGTCGCAGGCCCCGCGAACGTCGTCGCCGACTCGTTCGCACATGGTCAGATCGCCCGCCTTCTCGAAGTCGCGGACCTTCGGCACGATCTCGGGGCGCT